CGGCATTATACCGTTTAGTGGGATCCCGAACTTCCAAAAGAATTTTCGATTCCTTCAGCTCATTGACCCAATATGCATCCTGGATAGTGGTAACTCGCTGTCCATCCTAATGCTGTTCATGTGTATCTCGTAAGAGGTTCTGCATATGAATGATTGAGCTATTGTGAGATATCTCTCACCTCTCGAAAAGAGCCACAATAATGGAATTAACCTGGTTCCCCTGTTGGAGGGCTTGCAAACCCAAACCAGCAGTGACTTTGTCGTATCTTAGTACCAGAGAGAACCTTTGTAAAAACAAACATCGCAAGAATTAACTTACGAAATTTATTTTCTACAGGTCCTAAAGCTGTAAGCAAGTGGATCTCGATCAAAGAGATTAAGATCTACATGTTTATAGCAGTCTGGATTGCACAATGTACAGATTATTTACCACATTTCCTTATACTTCGTTCCCGGGTCGTGCATATGCACCAACATCATGGCTGGAATTTTACTTTCAGTTACTTGAAGTTGTGTGTACAGCTAACGATACAAGCGATTAATCACACACCGTTGTTTACGATGAGTGAGCCTCGCGTGCGTCGTGACCATTACGGAATGCCAACCATCATACCTGGTCCTTTGAGATCTATTATTAGAAATCAAGAACATGTAGATTGGTTGAAGGTTACAAAGGCAACCATTACCTGTCTCTCAGTCTTCAGGGTGTTCCCTACCAAAGTGAGCCCGAATTTGGATACTATTAAGGATCCATTTTCTGGGTTAAGTCAGACTATTGATAAGTCGACGTTGCACACGGTATTGAACGCCATGCGGATAAGGTTAAAACCGGGAGTATTCAAGGGCTTCATATCGGAGTCTGCAGGACCAAATGGATCAAAAGCCACATGGACTTCGCATTTAGATGCGTTGTCTTTTCTAGCATACCCTAAACAACTTATCAGCTTTCATCTACTCGCATTGAGATTTAACTCTCTACGCTGGGCGATTTGGCTTGATTTGTTAATTGTTATCATGATACCTCTGATGCCAATTTATTGGCTTTGGAGATTCCCGCTTAAAATGGGGAAACTATCAGTAGTTTATGATCAGGCCGGTAAGGCCCGTATTGTAGCTATCACTAATTGGTGGATACAGCTTGCCTTATTACCTCTCCATAACTCCATCTTTGATTACTTACGATCACTTGACTGTGATGGTACGTTCAACCAAGATGGGGCTCTGGCGGGTTTTATGGCGCGCCGTGATCCAGCACATAGCATGTATAGTTTTGATTTATCAGCTGCAACCGATAGACTTCCTATTCAACTTCAGGTTGATATCTTATCACACTTGGGCTATCCTGCCCGACTGTGGAGAGATCTACTTGACTTTGGATGGATGTATAAAGGTGAAAGTGTTAAATACTCTGTAGGGCAACCTATGGGTGCCTATTCATCGTGGGCAATGTTAGCATTGACTCATCACGTTATAGTTCGTGTAGCGGCCCACCAAGCTGGGATCCGGGTTATTCCTAATTATGTTGTCCTCGGAGATGATATTGTGATAAATCACGATTTAGTAGCTCAACAGTATCGGATTATTATGTCCGCACTGGGTGTTAACATTAATATGTCAAAATCTCTCGTATCGAAAGATATGTGTGAATTTGCTAAAAGATGGGTAACACCAGACTACGACTTGACCCCCTTGGGGCCAGGTAATATCCTGGTTTGTTTACGAGAACCATTCTTCCTTGGCACATTAGTCTCAGAAGCTAAAAGAAAAGGTTTCTTTCAGAGTTCTATTTCCCTTAGAGCTGTGATTGACAGTCTACCATCTAAATATTTTAAATGGCAGGACTTGTCAGTTGCACTTTGGACGGCAATTGGAATTCCAGAGAAACCACATCTTTTCGCCAAGGGGGCGGAGAAAACTCCGTCAACTTGGTACGCTTTTGAAAGAGGGATTACTCAGGCTCATAGAGATCTTTCACTGTATCAATCGCTTATTGCGATAATACGTGAGAGAAATTCGAATGCTTTGTCGATCATTGAAGATAAAGAATTAGAGTTTAATAGAACGTGGTTCCATCGTTCTAAGACCCTATCTCGAAATCCTAGTCTACGCTTGCTCGAGCGTTTAATCATATATTTCTCGCCAGCCTACTGGTGCTACGCATTATCTTTTCCGAAAGATTATGAACGGCAACTTACGCGGGTTGAGGAATTGAAGAGTCTGTTTCCTGTAAATACGCCACGAGGTGGCCATATTTATGGTGAGATTGACAAGTTAATCGCTTGGGAACCTTCCATCAATGGAAATTCCATTGACTGGAGAGACCGGAATCAGGTGAAATTACAGGCCAAGTTCTTCGCGGAGTTAGAAAAATCTTTTATTTCTAACCTCGAAGTAACTGGTCGGTATTTTTACCAACGCCAGTACCCTAAGTGGTAAGAAGTGTGTTACACTACTTTCCTTTGCGCTAGTGGTTGTAAATCTTTCCTTACAGTATACAGCTCTTGCATGCCCTACTTTAAGTAGTAAGCCGATACATTAATATCCCGAAAGGATAAGTTGTAGCTAAAAGCAGTCTGGACGGAGTCGCGTCTCTTTAACCGCGAGCTTTCACATATGGGTTACCC